CTACATCATCTGTTGCTGAATTAGAGCCTATATCAAAAGGCAGGATGTCGTTAGAGCCATCTCTAAATCTAAAGCCTACGTCTCCAGTGCCTATAGTTAAGTCGCTATTATTCGTACCAATACTACCGACTGTTGTGCTGTCTTTGCGGAACTCTATAATATCTCCGTCAGACGATTTTCTAACACCAAGTAATGGAGCAGCGCCATCTCTAACAGCAGATAAAAGACCTAACGCTCCATCAAGCCTAATTCCAACTGTTGTATTGTCAACAGCAGTCTTACCAACAAGCAAGTTGCCACTGCTGTCGATGCGCATACGTTCGTTAGTCGCATCTGCACCAAAAATTCCTGTAGTGCCTGTAGAAAACACTAGCCCTGAAGATCCTAGAGCATGAATACCATTATTCCACCAGTTGCCAGCTTGTCTGCCAGCGATGGTTATTCCTGTGTTTGTAGTACCTGATGCACTATAATCTGAACTTATAATCGCTTTAGTTGTTGTTGGGCTATTAGCAGTGTTTAACAACAAGTTGCCACTGCTGTCGATGCGCATCCTTTCGCCGGCGCTTGTAGCAATTCTTAAAGCGTCTACATCATGTTGATAAAGAATATAACCTCGATATTGTTCTGAACCAGAAACTCCATCAGCAAATGCTATTGCTCCATAATTATTTGTTGCGTTTCCAGAGTAAATGGTAATACCTTCATTTACAGAGCCACTACCTACAACAAGATTATTAGCGGCTAGTCCAGTAAATGAAGAAGGAATTGTGTTACCAATACCGACGTTGCCACTGCTGTCTATGCGGAGGCGTTCTGTATTATTTGTGCCAAACACTATCGGTTGCGATGCTGTTGTACCTAATGCAAATGGATTTCCTGTAGTTGATAAAATCTTTGAAGCGTTGGTTAGCCCAAAATGCGTAATCGAAGTATTTTGACCAACATAAATATCACTAACACTGCCGAATGCTCGTATCCATTGTGTTGTTGCAGTGCCATCGCCAAGCTGAACTTGAACAGCAGGATTCGCTATACCAATACCAACATTGCCACTGGAGGTGATGCGCATACGTTCTGTGATAGTAGCGCCAGTGTCTGCTGTTCCAGAGCTAACAGTTGACCAAACGTGTTGTCCATTAGCTTGTTGGTAGCGAGATGCAGGCCCAGTATTTAAATAAGTATTAGCGCCTGCTGCTGAAATATACAAGTTGTTATCTAAGGTTGTTCTTAAATCTGTAGGGCCATTATTCAACGCCCATAACGATGTTGTACTTCCTATTTGTAATGCTCTAGTGCTTAACGGGGTATACCAAGACTCAGGAGTAACCCCAATACCAACATTGCCAGTGTAAGTGATAGTCATCTTAGTGTCAGATAGATCAACATTTCCGCTACCAACACTGCCATCTAAAGCAAAATGTAGATTGGCTCGTCCATTAGCATCTTTTGCTTCTGCAATAATCGCTGCCTTCATGTAATCGTTATGGTAGCCCATACCAAGGCCAAGCCAGTTGCCATCAGCATTAAATACGCTTGATGTTAGTTTTGCTTTAAAACCACTTGAAGCAGCATCGTTTATAACCAAAGGCGCAGCAGGTGAAGATGTGCCGCCTGTACCTATTAGCAAAGACTCAGCAGAAGCATCCCAGAAGAACTTAGGCGTTGTGCCAGTGTCTTCGTAGAAGGAGATGTCGCCGTCTGCTTTAATTTCAATTCTGTCTCGTAAAGTCCCTGTAGCCGCAAGCCCATCGTTTGTACGAATAACAAGTTTATGATTGTTACTTCCACCATTAAAATCTACCAAAGCAACATCTGCAATTTCAGACATAACTCCTGTAGAGCTTGTAGAAGAATCAAGAGATTTTAATTGTAGTTTAGAAAAATCATCTCCAGTAATAACTGTAGAGTCACCGTTTGAAAAAACAGCATCACCATTAACAACCAAACCATCAGCAGTGACTGTGCCTGTGAAGGTTGGGGAGGCTGAAGAGATAGCAGCGATGTTCCACGCAGAACCATCATAGACTTTCATGACATCGCTAGTGGTGTTGAAATATAAAGCACCAGTTAATAAAGCATTGCCGTCATTGTCTAGTGTAGGATCAGAGGCTTTATCGCCTAAGTAGCGGTCATCAAAAGCATCGTAGCTAGAAGCGGCTGCGGCTGCTGAGGCTGCTGCTGCACTGGCAGAACCAGAAGCTGCTGAGGCTGATCCTGCTGCCGCTGTAACATCAAGACCTGTTTGCACGACATCAGCAGAAGTAGCAACAACATCTAGTCCAGTCTGTACAACATCCGCAGCCGTAGCAATAGCGTCAGCCGCAGTAGAGGACGCATCAGCATTGGTTGCAATCACATCCAGCCCTGTCTGGACTCTATCAGCGGCAGTTGCGATGGCATCAGCAGAAGTAGCAGCAGCATCAAGCCCAGTTTGTACTCTATCGGCAGCGGTAGCAACCGCATCGGCATTAGTCAAGATTACATCAGCAGCGGTAGCGGCAGCGTCAAGACCTGTTTGCACCCTATCAGCCGCAGTCGCAATCGCATCAGCAGCAGTGGCAGCAGCATCTAAACCTGTCTGCACAACATCAGCAGCAGTGGCAACGGCATCAGCAGCCGCAGCATTTTCACTAACTAAAGCCGCAGCCGCACTAGCCGCTGCCGCTACTGCACTGGCTGCTGCCGCTGCACTTGTACCCACCCAATAAGCAGGTGAGGTTGCAGGATCGTTACCAGTGTTAGAGTTCTGAAGAGACGTATAGAGAATACCGTCTGTGCCGACTACGTTCTGGTCTTCAGAGTAAGTAGCTGTAGCAACCCATGCAAAGTTTAAAGGAACCCAGTAGCTAGTAGCTGAAGCAGGGTTATTGTTCAGGTTAGATGTCTGTAGCGATTGGTACTGTTGGTTATCATAGGTAACGACTGCACCAATATCGTAAGTGATGCCAGCGTTCCACTCTACTGAGTAGAGGAGCGTCCAGAATCCAGACGTAGTAGTAGGATTGTTGTTCTGGTTGCCGTTAGCTAGTGACCTGTAATAAACGCCATCACTACCTATAACCACTGAGTTTGCTGAGTATATTGTAGTGGCTACCCAAGCGTCACCAAAGTTAGTGCCTGTCTCACCGATTGGATCTCTGACAAGGATCTGTACGTCATTTTTGTCAGTTAGTATGCCTTTGGCATTACCGTTAAAAAAGATGTTAGGCTGACGGCCTGCGGCAGTAAGGATGACAGGATTGGTATTAGGAATAGTTAAGTTAATATCAGCGTAGGTATTTTTAGGAGTGGTAGTTCCAGACTCATAGAAATACAGCTTGCCGCTTCCTAATGGAGCGCCAGCGTCATCAAAGTATTGTGCGTTAATTTCACCGAATCTAGCCATTTTAGTTTCCTATGCTGTCGTCAAAGCTGTTAAGCAAATTTCTCATTGCTCTAAATTGCGCTTCTTGATTTATTCCACGGACTTTATTAGTTGCAGCTCTTACTGCTGCTGAAGTCATTTCACCTTTAGTAGTTGGAATTCTTTCTCCAATTTGGCCTGCAAAACTTGTATCAGCTTTAGTTCCAAAAACTCTGTCTAAATCCATTGTGAAAGCAGCTTGATTAATTACATCATCATCAAACTGACCATATCTATTACCAAGAGTTTGTAATTCTCTTAAAGAATCAAGCAATCTTCCTCGACTTTGTATGTTAGATCCTAGTCCTCTTAGCTTTGTCCCTACAGCAGTAGGAGCGCTTGGGCTGTCAAAGTCTATCTTCCTTCCCATTAAGTCTTGGAACTCATTCATTGCGTTGATAGTTTCGGCGTATCTTTTGTTTGCCGTATTGTATCCTGCAAAGTTTTCATCAAGAATATTATCCAGATTGCGCCTTAAATTTTTTACTACGCTCTCCGCTCGTCCCGCTAATCCTTCCTGCAACTTTCCGTAGCTTACTTGCTCGTCAATAAACTTTTTGAGCATATGAACTTCGTAAGCAGTCATATCTCTTGGGCTTTTCATTCTATTTACAATTCTGTTTAAAAAGCCTTCTACTCCTGCTAATCCTTCAATGTCAGAACCAGCAAAATCTAAGGACAAATCATCTCGCTGCCTAATCCCCATGTCTCTCAATTCAGACAAAAAATTATTAACAGGCTGATCAAAGTCTACATATTGATTTCTAAGGTTCTGTCTAGCGTAGCGGTCTATGCTTCGACCTGCCTTTTTGTTAGCATCTCTAATAGCTTTGTAACGTCCAAGAACTGACCTACCTGCAACATCAGTGGTTCTATTCTCCATACTGAATCTTTTATTGCCAGTAGCTTGCTCCATTATGTTTAATGATTCGAGCATATTCCTTCGATCTGCCGGACTTGATTCTCTAATCATCGCAATCAAGCCTTCGTCAAAACCTTGCCTAATGGCTTCTTGTTGCGCAGGATTTCTTACAGCTCTTCTAGTAGGAACAGGCTCTGGCAAAGGCCCGACTTCACTTACTACGGTTGGCGCTCCTCTTGGAGTTTCTTCTAATCGGTAAGGAGCTGTTGTTACATTTGTTGCAGGCATTCCTCCGGTTTCAATATCAATTCTTGCCTGCCTTGCCGATGATGGCTCGTATTCCCTAGCCATTCTAGTAACAGTAGATCCACCAACTCTTGTAGGTATGCCTACTCCAGCTATATTCGTTACAGCAGATATATTTCTAGCAGCTCTTGGATTCTCTGCTGAGAACCTTTCCCATACCTCGCCGCCTTGCTCTAAAGCTCGCTTAGCCATTCTCATCATCGGCTGATCCATGAAAATGCCTAACTGGTTTAAAACCTCATTCTCTAAAGGATCAGGCGTAATGTAAGACAGACCTTCTCCTAATTTTTCGACACCAGCTCCAACAAGATCTCCAATATAGCCTGCGCCTTGGCCTGCTGTTTGGATAATGCCTTCATCTAAAGATTGCTCTCCTCTCAATGTGGCGTTAAAAATATCGCCCATATTGCGGCCTCGACCAGACTCTGCGCCCATTGCATCGAATGCAGATTTAGTTCCTGAAAGAAGCGCTTCTTGTCCCATTGTTAAAGAGGATCTTTTAGGCTCAGTAGTTGCTGCAGGCGCACCTCCAGACACAAACCTTTGAACCTGCGCCTTGATAAACTCTGGAGTAGAGCCAGCAGGCACTTCTAAAATTGTTCCGTCTGGAAGTTCTACCTCTATGGGTTCCATTCTTTATGTTCCTATTGTTCTATGATATCGCCGTTAGCATCAACTCTAATTCTTTGTCTCTGCGGAACAACTTCAAAAAGCAACATATCTTCTATTTCAATTGCTGTTTCTTCATCACCATCATCATAAGCTCTTGCTATTGCTCTATTAGCACTTTCTTCAGCTATCATCAAAGCCTGTTGAAGTATTCTTTTATTTGATGCCGTGCTTCTGCCAAACCTAGCAGATAGCCTATCTAATCTAGCGCCTTCTCTTTCGGTAAATGCAGCACCAAAAGTTTCTCTAAGCTGTGATAACACCGCTCTACCCAAATTAGCAGAAAGCTCCCCTTCATCAGCGCCTGTAACACCGAGAAAATCTGTTGCAGCTAATTTAGCTGAAGCTAAACCTCCTGTTGCGATGCTGTCTAACAAAGAGATAGACCTTCTGAGCAAAGCTGTGCTTTCTGCTGCTTCTCTACCTCTATTTATGACATCCTGAGATCGCTCTTCCTGTCCTTTAGCTAACGCTTGAGCGCCCGCTATTCCTCCAGCTTCTAAAATTCCAGAGTCAATTCCTGCTTTTATAGCGCGTTCTATTTCTGTTGGATCTGTAATCTTAACACCGTTTTCATATACAATCGGATCGCCGAAAGCTGGATAGTTTATTATAGTTCCATTCCTATACTTGACTCCGAGTTTAGCTGTTTCTTGATAGCTGCCGCCGCCAAACTCCATAAATCTTCTGAATTGCTCGGTTCCTTCTGGAATACCAGCTAGTCTAGCTCTTTCTTCCAGCGCTCTAAGAGTTGCTGGCTTGTCAGGCTCTTCAGGAATAAATCCAGAAACAGTCTGAGCTGTTGGAGTTCCTCCAAGACTTTGAGTAACCATTTGACCTTGACTTGTAATCATCTTCGGATCAATTGCTTGCTTAGGTAATGAGCTAAGGAAAGTGTTGATCTCTCCCATAACTATATCTGGCCTGCCGCTTATAAGAGCATCTCTAAGCATCTTTGTGTCTGAGGTATCTTCTCCTAGCTTCTCAAGAACATTCATGCGATCAACAAGAACATCTATTGCCTTTGGAAAATCTTCATTTTGAATTGACTGCTGGATATTTTGCGCGTCCTGAATAGTGCCTTGAAGAAGTTGTTGCTGCCTACGCTGATATGGAGAGACTACTTGTTTTCCTGTCATGTCAGAAGAAACAGCAGCGCCATAGTCCTGCAATCTATCTTTAATTGTTCGTTTTGGAGTCGGAACATTAAAAGCCTGATTCATTCCAGAACTTATTGAAGGCTGTCGCATAGTCGGCTGTTGGTTTCTTTCAGGAAGACCAGCCATCATTGCTTGAAATCTTTCTTCATCAAGCCTTTCTTTTTCAGTCATTTCAGCCATTTTTGTACCTATAAATTATTATCAAGTAAGAATAGGAATATTACCCAGAGCAGAGCCAGCCAAGTTACCTTTATCTCCTGCCGCTCTATTCAATATTCCAGAAACTTGACTTGTGCCTCCAACTCCAGTTGGATTGTAAGCAGTACCAGTTCCTGTAGCTACTCCTGCAAGTTGACCAGCAGTGCCGCCAATCATGTTAGACATTCCAGTACCAGCACCGCTTTGGATTCCTGCTAGTATATTTGCCTGCTGACCGATCAGATCAGACATGAGAGTGCCTTGATCGCCTTGGTACTGAGCAAGAGCATTAATCTGGTTAGTAATGTTCCCAGCAATGTCTCGGCCTGCTTGCATCCTGTTAGCTGATAACGCGCCGCCTGTGCCGTACAGGTAATCACCGACTGTCATGCCGCCAGTAAGACTTACATCACCTAACTGCCTGCCTGCCTGAGAAGCTAACTGAGACTGCGCTAAAGACCTGCCACTAGCTATGTCAGCCAATTGCGAGCCTGCGCCTGTAAGCGTCTGCATTCCCAAAGTACCGCCAGTAACGCCAAGATTTCCTAGCTGCTGTCCTGCACCTGTTAATGTATTAAGTCCTTGCTGTCCTGCCAGTGTGCCTAGTCCTGCAAGCTGTTGGCCTGTACCTAACTGAGATTGTCCTATTTGACCACGCAGTGCAGCGAGTTGCTGAGCAGCCTGAGTCTGTAAGTCTGCCTGAGCAGCGCCGCCTTGAGCGGCAAACTGAGCAGCACTACCACTAGCGCCAAGACCTTGCGATCCTAGTTGCTGAAGATTAGCTATTTGGTTTTGTAAGTCTTGAGAAGCTAGTCCAGTGTTAAACCTTGAAAGTTCTTTCATGACGTTGCCGCCACTTAAACCGCCTCTAGCTGCCGCTGTGCGTAAAACCGCTCTTTCACCTTGCTCGCGCAAAAACTGTTGTTGCGGACTGTTTTGGAAAGCTTGATTAAATGCCTCTTGGCCTAACGCGCCTGACAATGCGGCTTGCTGCTGTAGCGCCGCAGTGCCTGCCTGACGATACGGATCAAACATCTGACCAGCTTGACCAAAGGCTTGACCAACTTGCTGAGACGCAAGATCACGAGCTGCTGTGACATCGCCTAATCCTTGTCCGTACTGTTGATTAGCTGCTTGTTGAGCGGCCTGAAGATCAGTCCTAGCACCGCCAAGACCTTGGTACAACGCGCCAAGTCCAGCTTGTGCGCCTCCCATAATATCTCGTCTTGCAGCACCAAGACCTGTGCCAAGAGCCTCTAGTCCCAATCCAGTGCCTGACTGAATTAAACCGCCAGCTTCTTGAGCGCCTTGAGTTAAATCCTGACGAGCTATCTGAGTGCCGCCAAGGATGTCTGCTCTTGCTTGACCTGCACCAGACTCGATAGCCTGTGCAGCAGCAGTCACGCCGCCTGCTAGAGCGCGTTCAGATCCAGCCAAGCCAGTTTGACCGCCTGCTCCTGCACGGCCTCCTACGGCTGTAGAGGAGGCCACAGAGCCTGTTCCAGAGCTAACGCCAGCTCCAGTTCCACCAGCCACTTCGTTTCCTGCTACAGTGCCGTCAGTAGTAGTACCATTGCCAGATTTCGCCCTGTTGTAAGCAGCCTGAACCTCGGCTATAGGTATTCCGGTAGCACGAGCCATATCATCAACAGAGACACCAAAGTTATCCATGTTAGTGGCTATCTGTTCTATAGACTGATTAGTCTCAGTTGCGTAACGCCTTAATAGATTGTCTGGTATGCCGTTAGGAAAATCTTTTTTTGCTTGCTCTAAGCCGCCAGCAACAATGTCTTCGATCTGGGCCATCTCTTGAGCGCGAGTAAATCTTGTTGTCGCCTCGTCTATTGGATAGTTAATTCTTTCAGCTATCTGCTCAATAGGTACATCGTTCTTTACCATCTCACGGTAAATTTGCTCGTCAGTCTTATTGCCTTCCGCAATAAAGTTAGCGACCTTATCCAAACCTGAAATTTGCTCGGCTGGTTCAGGTTTTGGCTGAGACGTTACTTGAGACACTGGTTGAGACACTGGTTGAGCAATCACAGGTTGAGCAATCGCTGGTTGAGCAATCACTGGTTGAGGTGCTGGCTCAGGCTCGACTTGAGGAACTGGTTGAGGTGCTGGCTGAGAAACCACTGGAGGAACTGGTTGAGGTGCTGGTTGGGGCTGATTAACGGCAGTTTGAGTTGGAGCTTTAGGCGATATAGCAGTATCAAAGGCTCGCTGAGCCTCAGCCATAGGAATGCCAAAAGTATTAGCCACTTTCCCTAGATCAGCGCCAGTTGACTGAATTAATGAAGCAATATCTTCTAGCGAGGCGTTTGGGTTGCCTTGAACAAATTGAACAACTATGTCTTCAGCGCTAGGGATATTAGCTCCTATGCCGCTAAGAGCTTCTGCCATTGCGCGTTCATCGTCTTGTCTAGCCATTAGATTCGCCTCATTGCTCGCAGCTCAGCTAGAGCCGCCTCATCTATGCCCATGCCAGCTAAAGCATTTGCCTGCCCACCCATGCCCATCATTTGTGCTTGCTGTCCTTGGTACTCAGGACTTAGATGTTGCATCACTGGATCTATTGTCGTTGCTTCGGCTAAATACGCAGGATTAGCTACCGCATCAGGTAACTGCTGCTGAGTGAAGGCCATATCGTAACTGCCTTGATATGGCTTCAATGCTGCGTAATTAACATCACTGCCTCTTATTGCCTGCTCATACATAGGCATTCCAGATAATATTGTTCCTTGAGCTGCCACGTTGCCACCAACAAAAGCATTAGCTTGTTGAGGCATAGATTGACCGTAAACATCTAAGCCAGCTTGCTGACCCGCTGTAAAAGCACCATATTGGCTTGGCATAGCTTTTCGGATATCAGCTCTAGCCATAGACTCTTGACGAGCAAGGAAGTCTCGTAAAAGTTGATTACTTTTCTCTTGGCGTTCAATGCCTTCATCAGACTCGCCGCCGAATAGCGTTTTAACTAACTTACTCATATCTCGCCTCTAGTTCTTCTCTAGTGATGCCTAGTAACCATTGGTCATGTATCTCGCCGTTCTTTTTAAAAGACCGCCTGATTGTGCCTTCTAGCTTCATGCCGCATTGTACCGCAAACATCTTGGCATTAGGAAAGCAAGTGGCAATCTCTGCGTTTACCTTTTCATACTTGGTGTTCTTTGTTATCCAAGTAAAAAATTCTTTAGCGCCTTTGTACGCTTTCTTTCCTCTGAACTCTTTTAAAATCATTGGATGAATTTCTATGGTGATGCCGTTGCGCATCTCAGCCATCCAGAGTCCACAAACCTCATCATCTTCCGTATGAAGAAACCAGCCTGAGTGCATATCTGGATACCACTCATCTCGTGAGAAGTCATCCTCGCTAATCTCATCAAACACATCAGATCCGGTAACGAATGATCTTATAAAGTCAGCGTCTACTGTTCTGGTAATCAAACAAGAATCCAGCCTTGTTTTCTGTCGCCACCAATACTAGGAAGCATTTTCCTGTATTGTATAGCTCCAGCAGAGCCTGCGCTGTCTAAGTAAAGACTATACTGTACAGCCTCTATAACACCTTCAGGACTTCCGACTCCAACTATCGGAATGCTTAAGGTAGCCTCTTGCGTAAACTGTCTAAACGCCTGACTCATAGTTCCATTAGGTTCTATTATCGGTTGCGCAACATTTAATTTATAGCTCACTGAACACCTTCTATGTCAGCAGTCATTTGTATAATCACAGGTTTTACAGGATCGCTCATTGTAAACCTGAATAACTCAAATCTGGCTGCTCTGCCATTTCTTCGCCAAATAGGTCTATGGTTATACTCACCAACCTTACCAATGCTACGGAAGCGAGTGTCACTCCAAGTCTTAGCGTTCCGACTACGAGCCATGCCAATTTGAGGATCAGGAGCAGCGGAATTACCAACACCGCTTTCAACAGTAAGTTCTATCTCAGGAACTACAAACGATTCCATGTTGTTCTGGAAAGGCTGAGTCACTATAGAACGCCTAATCTCTGTGCCGTACTCTGTGTAGAAATCAGGATCTAAGTTTCCTATCCTGCCGTCTACTAAATCGCCTGCCCATATCTTGTTATAGGCTCTTACCAAAGCAGTAACACGGTAGCCTCCAAGATCACCTTCAATGACAGACTTCCTTTCATGCCAGCGCTTTGTAATGATATCGTAAACTAATGTGCTGCTAGGCAGTGCAAACCCAACAAAGTAAGCGCCTTTCTCAGCATATCCCCATGAGTAAATAGAGGCCACTTGGTTTTGCGTAAGATTGCTTAGCTCTTTGTCTATCGCAGTTGTAGATATCTTAACTGCATCATTGCCTTCAAAAGCCCAGATTGCTGGAGATTCGTTCTTACCAGATCCAATGAATACAAACGTACCCTGCAAGGACTGAATACTAAACGGACTAGCAATACCTTTAGATAAAAACAAGCCAGTTCTTTGAAAAGGAAAGTCAGCGCCGCCAATGTTTTGAAATGATTCTATCGTCTGCGAACCTCCTATAAATAGCTGGTTCTTAAAAACAATAGGAGCAACAATGTCATCAGGATCAGACTCAGCAGTACCAAAATCCAAGGCGTTATAGCTAAGTCCGTCATTTAACGCGCTAACAATAAACTTCTTACTGTCAGTTGTAAGACAGAAATATCCGTCAATATAAACAACCAATTGAGGATTTCCGTTCGCAGTAAAGTCTGTATCTGTGATTTGCGCGAATGTGTCAGTAACGTGGTTGTATATGTATCCGTTTCCATCAGGAACTAAGATAAGAAGTTGTGTGCCGTTATCAGCCATTGACACTCTGGTATCGCCAGCTATCTCACCAATGAAGGTCAGAGTGAAGTCAGCAGCCATGCTGTACAGTCTGTTTTCAATAACGAAGTAAGGCACACCGTTCATTTCGTGTGCGCCTCTATTACCAGTAAGGCTATTAGCGTTTGCTACTTCCTCTAGTCCAGCCGTGCCATATAGCGTCTCCTGATTCAACGCAGGAGCTTGGGTAATATTCGGATAGAAGTTTACACACTCTTGAGCAGAGATAGGCAAGCTATCGCTTTCGTAAAATCCATTCGCTATCGGCAGAACTATTTTTGCCATTAAAGTACACCTAGCACTGCGCGAGATACGATTAAGTTGTCTGTAGTAGAGTCGTTTGCAACGTAAATCTCAATGTAATCATTAACAGATAATTCTATGTTAGCAAACGTAGCCATTGAACGAGATAGTCCAGCGGTAATTGTGTTTGTCATACGAGTTGTTGCTATGACAGAACCGTTAAGAGCAATGTATATAGAGCATTGGTGATTTGTGCCACTAGCGGCAGTAAGAGATACGATTGCATTGATAACGTGGCGCGTTATACCTGACTCTACTTCAGTAATTTTGCCAGTTGTGTCAGCAGTGAAACCAGAGACATCTCCAACAACAAAAGTGCCAGCTACTTTTACAGGTGTTCCTGCAACAGCAATAACAGTCTCGTCAGAGTTTCCTTGCATGGTTACAGTGGCGTAACTAGCCAACTCAGCGGAAGATATTTCTATCTGCGCACCAGTGGTTGTGACATTAATGCCATTACCAGCAGAAATACTAACAAAGGTAGGACTAGCCGCAGTAGAATTCTGCATGATTGGCTGACCTCCACTGTCTACAGTAAAGTTATGACCAACCTCTACGTTATTTTGTGCATCAACCGCAATGATTATTCCTGAACCGTTAGCGATGTTCCTAATCTTATTAACTGTTCCGTCAACCTCTAAAACAGGAGTAGCAACGCCAGATCCAGTAGTAACGATAGAGCCAGTTACGCCAAGGCCAGCTACAAGATTAGAGTAGGAGATTCGATAGTTAGTGTTATTGACAAAGTAGTCCATAAAGGAA